AAGCAGGTTTTTTATTATGATTTATATAAGTTACAGAAATTCAAATTTTGACAATTCATTAAGCATAAATAATGTTTGGGAAGTTAATTGCAATAATGTTCAAGAAAAATACATTGAGTTTATGCACGAAAAAGCAAAAGAAATAAATGTTGTTATTAATCCTTATTGGCTAAATATTATGAATTGGCAAGACCATAATAATCATTTATCAATTGGTGAATACGGTAATAAAGAAAAGCAATGGAACAAAATTAAAAGACAATGGAATGTAGACAGATTCATTTTTGAAATTTTGAAAGGGAGAAAACGACACTATGAAACTATAATTAGGTTTTAAACTTGCTTATAGCACATCGCTATGGTCACCTTTGTAGGAAATAAAAAAATGACAAAAATATTTGAAATGAAAACAAACATACAAAAATTTGAATCTATAGTTGTTAATAAAGTATCTGGTTGGCATGAAGATTCTAAAATTAGAATTGAAAAAATCAATAACATTAAAAAAAATAGTATGATAAAATTAAACGAATTAAGATTAGGCAACTATATTTTATTAGACAATGAATTTGTTAAAGTTGAAGAAATTAGAAATTCTCTTCAAATGATTGAAGTTAGAACAATAGATAAATTTAATAAGTATGACGAAGTTGATTTGGATTACAAAGGATTACAATATGCCAAAACTTCTGAAGAAATACTCAACAAAGCAAATTTTGTAAAACATGAAGTTGAACAAGGTTCAAATGAGTATTACTGGTGCCATAAAGATTTGCCATTTGCAATTGACGATAAAACTTGGAATGTCCAAAAAACAAAGGCAAAAGTTGAATTTGTGCATAAGTTGCAAAACCTATTTTTTGTTCATACAGGCTACGAGCTTTTTTCAACTGACACAAGTCTTATATGAATAAAAGAATAATTATAACAGAAAATATAAACTATATTAAATTTTATTAAACTTGTTAATCTTTAATTTATTATGAATAAAAAAAGCATAGAATTACAGGAAATTCTTATTTCACAAGCAATAATTCAATTTCAAGAAAAAGTTGAAGAACGAATATCAGAATATCGGAATTATAACAACTTTAATCCTATTCTTTATAGAAAAGATTGTCTTAGTTCTGATTATTTCACAAATTTATTACTTCGATCTAAAACTATAAATAACATGAAAAAGCATAGAAATTAATTTATGTGTACATATCAAGAAAAAATAGACTTTGGAAAAGTTAAGGCAGGGTATGGATTAACACAAACTCCTATACAGTTTATCAAGCCTAAAACAGGTTGTCTATTATTAATAGAAAACTCTAAGACTACAGTAATAAAGAATGATTTGCCTTTTAATCTTTTACAATCTTTAAAAATAAAATTAATTAAACAGAATCCTTACTACAAAGGTAAACTTAAAATAAAGTATAAATCTAATTTCTAGTTAGCATAAATCTAACAAAATAATTAATTTTGTGAAGTGTTTCATTATGACTAATTAGAATTAGGTTTATGCAGTAATAAAACTATAATAAATAAAATGTTAAATATTTAAATTATGATTAAATTAAAAAAAGAAGAAAAGGATTTTGCTAATAGAGGTGAGTATTTAATTGCATTAGCTATAGGTTTCCTAAATGAGCAAACAAATTTGTTAGGAGATAAAATATTTTATGATGGTTTAGAAGGGGATAATTACACATTAGGTAATGATTTAATGTGGGAATTTAATCTTAGTCTTAAAGATGTAGAAACTGAAGAAGTAGAAGAATTTAATTAGTTTATTTAAATTAAAAAAATATCAGAATGAACTATTTACTACAAGCAACTATTATAATTATAATTATAACTACAACAATATTCTATTATAATATTAAAAGTATTAAAGAAAAGAAATTAGGTTTTGAAGATAATTTGTTGATAATAGAATTATTAATAACCTGGATACTTATTACTTTAAATAAATTCTAGATTTTATAAAATACTATTAATATTATTTATAATAAGTTAAATCATAAGTAGGATATAGTAAGAGATTAAGGGTACTCTTATGATATGATAAACAGTGGTTTGAATCCACTTATCCTACCAATTATCAATAGTTCAAAAAATAGTTGTCATACTCAATGCGATTATTTTTATATTTAGTAATTAAGTATTTATAATAGAAGTATTATAATAGAAAATATTACAGATATAATAGAACTATTGTTTATTTATAAAGTAAAGTAGCTTGTTATTCAGCCGATAATTTGTCTAATTAGCAATAGGCTTATAACAAATACTTTACTTTTATAAATTATTATCTAAAATAATGACAAAATTTTTAACTATAATATCACAACTTTTAAAATTATAATATTATGCATCACTACGGAGACAATTGGTTTAAAAAGAATGGAGAAGATTTATTTTTTGCAATAGATTATTGTTGTAAGATTTGGAGAAAGTATGGACGTATTGAAGTACATGGTAAGGAAAAGTATGGAACATTTAGAGATGAATTAATGGGATTTTGGGATGGAGGCTTACATAGTCTTATATATCCTGGGTATGTTTCAATTCAATCTAATTTTATATATAAACTAGATAAATTTGTAATAAAACCTATTACAAGATTAACAAAAATATATAAGTTAGGTCAGCTATATCAACATATTATCTATAACTATGCAATTCAAAAAATGTGTAAAAAGTATCCTCATATAATTGATGAATTAGTTATGGATTTAGATGGGTATGAAATAATTAAACCCTGTATTTTTGGTAAAGTAGATGGAATTAATATATATAAAAAGTATTGGAAATAGGAAATCTGATCTATTCAAATTAATTTAATTTTTATGAATATATTTAAAGTAGTGAAACTGCTAAAAAGAGAAAAAGACGATAGGGACATTTGGTATGTGAAAAAAAATAAGCATAAGTATATGACTATGGGTTTTTATTATGAAGAAGATGCTATTAGAATTTGTAAAAACCTAAATGAAATATCTAAAAACTAACTAATTAAATAAAAAATGAAAAAAACAGTACAAATTGAAGAATCGGAAGCCCGTAAAATGTACTTAACGACTACTTCTCCTGAATTTAAACAAATGCTTGAAACAACATTTGGAAAAAACTTTCTCTTAATGAAAGTAACTGATCGTATTAAAACATACGAGGATGCGTGTTTGGAACTTGGTGAGCAGCCAATGGACGAAAAAAATCTCAAAGAACTTGGTTTAACCAATGACGAAATCACATATCGTAAAATCAAAACCATTACTAAGGCACTCAATGAAGGATGGGAAGCTGACTGGACAGATAGTAGTCAGTACAAGTATTATCCTTGGTTCAGTATATCTTCCAGTGGCTTTGTTTTCTTTAGCATGTGTTACTATTGCTCGAATGCGTTTGCGGGTATCTCCTCACACTTTTGCTTTAAAAGTTCGGAATTGGCAAAATATGCCGGCGAACAATTCTTACCATTATATTCAGATTTTATTAAATAATTAATCAGTCGAAAGGCACAAACAAATTCACACATGAAAAAAGAAGAAACAACAATGGAAAATATTAAAACAGTAGAAGATGCTTTTAATATAACCAAAATGCCTACAACCCCTGCATTCAGTGAAATACCTGAAGAGCTACGTAATTATTTTAAAGCAGTTTATGAAGCCATTGTAGTTACAAAGGCTTTAGTTGGTAATTGGAAACCTGATTGGAATGATGATAATCAGGCCAAGTATTATCATTGGTTTCTTACGTCTTCCGATGGCTTCATTTTCTGTGTTACACGTTACGTTTGCTTGGCTACAAGTATGGGTAACACCTCGCGACTTTGCTTCCCCACTGAGGAGATGGCAGAGTATGCAGGGAAACAATTTATTGACGTGTACAGTCGAATAATTTTAAATTAAAATAGTGATCTGTATTTCTTATAATAAACTTATAAATTTAATCTTACTATATGAATCTATTAAATATTTATATTCAAATATTATTACAAAGAATTAAAGCTATTTTTGTTAATATTAAAAAGAAAAAATTTGATCTTGAAATATCTACATTAGAAGATGGCAGATATTATTTATCATTTCGATATTATAGATTTATTTCAATTTGGAAATCACTATATTATCCTAGAACATTACATACTGGAAATAACTTATGGGTACTTAGAACTTGGAATGATCTAGAACAGGTACATAAATTTGCTAATTCTATCTTAGGAATAGAGGATATTAAAAAATATTATAAATCTTTTAAAAATAAAACAACATGAATACATTAGTAATTTACTCAATTAGTTTGTGCTTAATTTTAGCACTAATAATAATAATTTTTTATTTATTAATAAAAAGTATTATATCATTTAAACACCTTTATTCTGTTATGGCTGGAATGTTTCTAGTTGGTTTAATAGGTGTAATGCTTAGTTGCTCTAATAAAATTATTAATTCTTTAAATTGCAAAAAAGAGTTTAATATTAGCAATGGTATACAATCTCAAATAGATGATAGCTATAATCAAATATCAGATGTCTGTTTATATAGATATTTAATAGCTATAAGAGTTCCGCATCCTAAAATTATATTTTCACAAGCTAAATTAGAATCTAATAATTATACTTCAAATCTGTTCTTATCTACACATAATTTATTTGGCATGAAAAAATCAGAGTCTAGAACTAAATTAGTAAGTGGTGATAATGGTATATATTCATCTTATAATGATTGGAAGATGTCAGTTGTAGATTATGTGTTGTGGCTTTATACATTTAATGGAGATAAACTTACACAAGATGAATATATTAACTTATTAGGTAAAGTCTATGCAGAGGATCCAAAATATAAAGAAAAACTAACACAGATACTAAAAAATACAGATTTTAAAAAACTAGAATAGAATGAATGTAAAAAAATATTGTAAATTTATTTTAAAACTATATATTAAAATAATAAGGTTTTCAAATAAAATTGAAAAAATAGAATACAATGAATTTGAAAAATCAGCAAGATCTATTATTGTTAAATTAGTTAATGAACTAGATTCTGATCTATGGATTGATCCTGAAACAAATGAAAGATTTATAGTAAACAAAAGACTAAATACTAGTATCATAATTTCAGAAGGAACTGCTGATTTTTTTGGTGATTATTTACATACAGTAACATTTAATCCTAGAAATCAAAAAGCAATTATACAAATATTTAATAAGCATGCTTCTATAAAGAGAAATATACTAAAAAGTAAAATTTCAACAAAAGTAAAAAGATCTTTTGATGAAATGTATGAAAGTGTAGTTTTAAACCACTAAAATAAAGTAAAATGAAAAAATATATTATTTACATTTCAATTTTTTTATTTATCATATTTTTTAATACTAGCCCAGCTTTTTCAGAAAAAATGAATTTTTATTCAGGATGCTATGATTATAAATATAATAATTGTGACTGGGTAGGAGGAATAATTAGTAGTAATTATGGAATATATGATAGTGCTTCAAATAAACTAACTATTGGTAAAAAAACTTTTACTTGTACTTTATTTAAAATAACATATTGTTCTGATGGATTAATTTGTTCAACTCCTGGATATGATAAAGATGGAAACCTTGTTGGTATTCAATTGGTAAAGTATTATTCAGGAAATAAATTTTTGTATATAATTTATGAAAATGTAAAGTACTGTTATAAAATAATAATTTATTAGTATGAGAGATAAAAAAAGAATAAAAAAATTTATAGAAAAACTATCTTATAACAATCTTTTAAAAATTTTTAATTTTTGGGAAATTCCTTATACGAAAGAAATATTAAATCAAATTATTTGTCATAAATCTGAAATTGAAGTTATATGGTTAATAAATTATAATTTAAGATTTTCACAAATTATAATTTATATGAAATTATTAAATACCTATCCAGGATGTTGGTATTTTATAGAAGATAATGAATTATTAAAAATATTAAACGAAAATGATAACAATTAGAGAATCAAACTTTGAAATGATACAATCATCAGGATCTTCTTTTAATTTGATGATTCCAAAGATTATAAATAAAGGAACTGATAAAGAGAGAATTGAATTAAGTATAGTTGGACATAACTTATCTTTTGAATACTGTATAAAATTTCTAGTTGAAAGTAAAATGTCAAATTATACAGAAGTATATTCTATTAAAGAATATATAAAAAAATATGCAGAAACAGTAGATGAAATATGTTCTTTAATAAAAATAGAAAATGAGACGGTTTAAAATATTATTTTATTATTATCATAAATTTACTTTATTTTTCTTACTTATAATAAATTTATACACAATAAAATGGAAATTAGAGAAAAAGATTTTTATATAAAAAAAGAAAATGGATGTTATGTTCTTTATGTTTTACGTAATAAAAAAGAGCTAGGGAAATTGCCAAAGGAAATTTATAAAGTAGAAGGTTATTATACTGAATTAAAAAATGCTTTTAAAAAATTACTAAAATACAGAATGAATAAAAAGTATACAGGAGGACAATCTTATAAAGATCTATCATACTATATAAACTTATATTTATTTAATTTAAACAAATTAAAAGATCATATTTACTTTGTTTATACACCTATTTATTTAGTAAAAAGTAATTTAAAATCATATCTTATAAAACAAAAATAGTGGATGGATATACTTTTTTTATTGAGGATAATGTATTATATATTACATTTACAAAAGTTTATTCTTTAAAAGATTCTACTCAAATAATTAATAACATTTTAAAAACATCTTCACTTATTCATATAGTTGCAGAAAAGGACATCTTAGGATATTGGTCATCTTTTGATTATTTAAATAAAACTTCTATATATTGTGGAACTATGAGATTAAAAGATACTAAAACTAAAATTAAAGAATATCTTAAAATAAATAAAAATGGCAAATAAAAAGACATCAAAAATTATAAAAAAAATATTAAATTCACGTATTAAAACCATAGACACTCCATATAAAAAAAGAAAATTTCTAGCCCATAAAATAGGAATTGCTTACTTTAATTATTATGATGTTTTGTACTATAGTCAACCTAAAAATGAAACATTTTGTCTTAAATTAAAAATAGACTTAAATGATCAGTTAGATTTAGTTAATAAAAAATTAATTCTAGTTAATAATGAAATAAAACACTTAGGTTTTAATTATATTAAAACGCTTCATTATTCTAATCTTTATTATTATAAAATTATATTAGTAAAACTTTAAATATGAAAAATATACTATCTAAAAAACAATTTGTAGAGATATTAAAAACTATACAAGAAGATCTGGAATATGCTGATAGAATAAATAATTCTTTATCTGACTTATTAGATGACGGAGGAGGATTTATAAAAAATGAATCTTTAAACATGTTAATAAAAGCACTTTGTTATTTATTTGATGATTCTGGTCCAGAATCTGATATTGATTACTTTATATGGGAGTTAGACTTTGGTAAAAAATATTATGATGGATGTTTTGGCTATAAAGATAAAAATATAGATATTAGTTCATCTGAAAAATTATTTGATTACTTAATAGAAAATAAACCTACTGATATTATTAGTACTAAAGATTAATTTTATATAGAATTATAAATGAGTGAAAATATAAAGGTATTTACTGATGGTGCTTACTCTTCTTCTAGAAACATAATGGGATATGCTTTTGTGGTAGTAAAAGAAGATATTAAAATTAACTCTTGGTCATCTAGAATAAATGGAGGTACTAATAATAGGGCTGAAATATTAGCGTGTTACTATGCTATTTCTTGGTGTAAGTTAAATGAAATTTTTAACTTTGATATTATATCTGATTCTATGTATGTGATAGGTAGTATGAGTAAGGGTTGGAAAAGAAATTTAAATTTAGATCTTTGGGAAAAATTAGATAACATTATTAAAAATACAACAATAAACTGGATACATGTTAAGGGGCATAGTGGAAATAAATTCAACGAATTGTGTGATTATTTAGCTACAGAAGCTTCTAAAATAAGTAATAAACATTAAAATTAAAATTATGTATAGAACAATCGTAGAAACAAGTCAAAAAAATCTTATTATAATGGATGTATTTTCTAAACTTGTACAAGAAAGAATTATATTTATTGATGGGAATATTGACAATGATTTATCTAATGGTGTAATTGCTCAAATGTTATATTTGGATTCTTTAAATCATGATCCTATTAATATATATATAAAAACATGTGGTGGAGATATATATGATGGTTTAGCTATTTATGATACTGCTCTTCTTTTAGGATCTCCTATTCATACATATGGTCTTGGAATTGTTGCTTCAATGGGCATACCTCTTATGTTAATGGGTTCTAATAGAGTTTCTACTAAACATACTAGGTTTATGATACATCAACCTATGGGTGGTGTTCAAGGACAAGTTTCTGATATTGAAATTACAGCACGTGAAATTCAAAAGTTAAAGAAAGAACTTTACACTATTATTGCTAATGGTTCAGGCAATACATATGAACGAATAGAAAAAGATTCTGATAGAGATTATTGGATGACTGCTGAAGAGGCAAAAGAATATGGTATAATAACTAATATTTTATAGAAGATGACACTTGAAGAAAAGATACATAATCTTCAAGATAAAATTTCTGAAGAAATTTGCTTGATAAACTGTGGAGGATGTATTCATTTTGCTTATTATTTTAGTCGAAGATTAAAAGAGCTAAATATTGAACATAAAATAGCATTTATGGATGATTATAACATAAGACTTGAATATAAAAACTTTGAGCCAGTAAGACATGTTATGGTTTACATTCCTAATATAGGATTAATTGATGGAACTAGTATTAAAAAGAAAAATAGCTTTGTTCGTGGAACTTGTTATTTTAAAATTACTGATTGTTCTTTAAAAAAGTTAGATAATTTTAGAAGACTTTTTAAATGGAATTTTCAGTATGATCAGAAAAATAATAAAAAATTAGATAAATTAATAAAAAAATTTATTTATGAATAATCTTATTTATGAAAAGAATAATTACTTTATACTAATTTCTAAGAGATTTGTTTATAATGTATATTTATATGTATATTACAATAATTATATATTTATGACTAATTCAAAAACATTTTTATCCGATATTGAATTACCCATAGTTGAACAATTCTGGAAATCTAGCAATATAGAAATATCTACGGAATTAATGTCTGCTCCAGAAGAATGGCTAATTTCAAATGGTTATAAAAGATATATAAAACCTAAAAAGATTAAGAAACTTAAACCTAAAATCTAAAAAATGTTAAACAGAAAATTATCTATTATATCTTCTACTATTGGAGATTTATTAGTAAAACAAATTGCTCATGAATTAAAAAATAGAAATTTATATTTGAGTTTTGCTAATTACTTCTCAATTGAAGGGTATACTTCTTTGGAAAAGTATTATATAAAACGAGCTGCTGAAGAAGATTTACATCATACTTGGATTTCTGAATATTTAGCAGATGGCGATTATTCCTACATTTATCCTTTAATAGATATAAATACTGAAAAATTTGAAGATTGTATTACCCCTTTTAAACAAACTGTTGAAAGAGAAATACAAACTACACAACTTATATACAGTATTTATGAAGCAGCTATTTCTGAAAAAGATTATATGACAGCTTCTTGGTTATATGAAAAACTTATTCAAGAACAAATAGAAGAAGAAAATATCTCTAGAATGGCTTTATCAATAATGGAGTCTGAAGGTAATAATTTTACAAAAGGAGATAAAGTATTAGAATTATTATAACAAAGGTTTGAGTAATTCTAAAAATGACAGAATATATTATAAAAGCAGAAATTGTAGCAACTAGATTAAGTACATATAGTACTTATGTATTTAAAAATAAAGAAAGCCCTTTTAATTTTATTATTTGTACTAGATTACCAAATTGGCAAATACCTGAAATATTTATAGGAGATGAAGGCTTTTTACAATACAATATTGTTTCAGCAGGAGATATTTTTTTAACTCCAGAAGGAGACACAGTTACTTATAAATACGATAACTGCTATTTAATTAATTTTATTAAAAAAACAGATATAACAAAAGAACAACATTTAATATTATAAGATGGATACATTATTAGGAGAAAAATTAAAAAACGCAATTAATACAAAAAATTCAAATATTAACTCTTTTATTTGGAAAGGAAGTAAAGTTTTAAATAAAGAAGGTAAGTATACTCAGTCAGAAAAAAAGATTATTGAAATGACTGAATTTGAAATGCTTGAGTGTTATGAACATTGTAAAACTATGCTATTTAATAAAAATACACAAAACCCAGGAAGATGGCTAGTTTTAGATGAAATATCTGATCAACGCGATAAATGTGGTACTGAATTATTTTTAAGGTCTCTTGAACAAAATAATAAAATAACTAGATTTACCTTACTTGAAATGATTACAACGTTTCTAAATAATAATAGGGATACTTTCAAAGAATATAAACCTATTATTTCTGACATGTTTAGTAACATTTCTACTGAATTTAATAAGATTTCATTATCTTTGTTAATGGACGGGTGTTTAGATAGATTAGGAGCATTCACAAAAAAGCATATAACTAGGACATTTATTTTAAAACAAGGTATATGGTTAACGCCAACTGAGTCTAAGGATTTAATTGAGTATCGAGAAGATGGATCATTAATAGATAGATTAGAAGTTATAAAAGAAAGGCTAGGTATAAAAGAGATAGAAGAACTTTATATAAATTCAAAGGGACTAAATTATTCTCAAATGAGAGCTATGTTAAGTATCAGACCTAATAAAAAATATGCTGATATGACAACAGTTCAACTAGAAACATTAAGAAACAGAATGTTATTTTCCTTAGAAGAAACTGTAAAGAATCATATTTTATCATGGGAAAACAGAATGGATCAAATTGAAAAATGTGCTGAGTTCAAAGGGTTTAAATTATAAAATTATATTAAAATGAAAAGATACCTTTTATTATTTGGGCTAATTCAAAATCCATTTGAAACTTATAAAAGACAAATTGTTTTAGATGATACTTATGAACATGCTTTATTAACTTCTTTAAAACTTGCATTAGAGTTATATAAAGAAACAGCATATTCTTATTCAGAAGAAAAGTTGTATAGAGATATGGCCGAAAATGAGGTATCTTTTGATGAATATGATTCCTATTATGAATATTTAACTAGTATTAATAATATTTATTATGAATTATTTCTTAAAGATGCCTTTAAACAAATTTTTTATGAAGCAAAATTATTAGATTAATATAATGAATACATTAGAAACATTTGAATTATTAAATACTATTCTTGAAAAAGAGATTAAAGTTTATAAGATAAAAAATGGATATGAATTAGAAGATGACTTAGAGTTATATGAACTTGAAGATCTTCTATATCAAGAATGTGATATGAATTTAGACCAATTAGAGCTTATTGTAAATCGTTTATTACCTTTATGTCAAGTTGGTAAATCTATATTAACAAATACTGTATATCAAGGATTTGGAGTAGACAATATGTGGATTATAAAAAGAGAAATATAATTAAAATAATATGAAATAAAATTAATATTAACTACATATAATAATTAAAAAAGAAGATATAAATTTACTTAAAACTATTATAAATATATGTTATCAGAATGTTATGACATAGAAACACTTATAAATCTTTTTACTTATACTGGATATTGTAGACAAACTAAAACTTATCATCAATTTGTTATTCATAAATTAAGAAATGATTATGAAGCATTAATTCAACATTTAAAACGTGATAAATTAATAATGATTGGATATAATTCAGAGAACTTTGATTACCCAGTCATTCATCATATGATTAATCATTATGAAGAGTATAAATATTTAAATGGATATGAATTATCTCAGAGAATATATGCAAAATCTCAAGAAATAATAAATATGGAATTTTCAGCTGTTGCTGATTGGAATAAACATATAAAACAAATTGATTTATTTAAAATATGGCATTTTGATAATGCTGCAAAATCAACATCTTTAAAGAATTTAGAGGTAGCTATGAATTTACCTTTAGTGGAAGATATGCCTTTTAGTCACACACATTGGGTTACTGAAGAGGAAATTCCTTTAATTTTAGATTATAATAAAAATGACGTGGTAGCAACTAATGAGTTTTTAAATATAACTCAAGGTCAAACTGAATTACCTTTATATAAAGGAAAAAATAAGATTCAGTTGAGATATGCAATTGCTCATAAATTTAAATTAAACGGAATGAACTTTAATGATATTAAATTAGGAACAGAATTAATTTTAAAATTATACTGTGAAAGATTTAAAAAGAACATGAGTTCAGTTCGTAAAATGAAAACTCTTCGTCCAATTATTCATCTAAAAGATTGTTTGCCAGAATGGATAGAATTTAAAACCGACAAGTTTAAAGGACTTGTTGATAAATTTTCTAATACATATATATATGATGGCGAAACAAAAGGAAAAGTAGATTATTCTTTAATCTATAAAGGCATAAAAATATTCTATGGTACTGGTGGAGCTCATGCTTGTATAAATCCAGGAGTCTATGATTCTGACGAAGAATATGGAATATATGATGTTGATATTGATTTAACACAATGGATCAATTAAAATTCCTTTAATTGCGGGAACATCTTTAGAACCTTTTATACTAAAATAAGATAGTGATATACTTATTGGTTGTGTTTAATTAACACAAGTATAGTAAAAAGTAAAAGGATTAGATAATCCGCAGCCATGTAACTTATTTTAATATAAGTTAAAGGTTCAACGACTATCCCTTCGGGGAGTAGAAAATTATGACAAAATTTTCGAAATAAGGAAATTTTATATTTTTTATATCCAAATTCATTGTATCTTTGTATAAATTAAAATTTATATAAATGATTCAAGAGAAAAAGGATAAGAAAAAATCAGGAATTTATATTATTAAAAATAAGATTAATAATAAAATTTACGTTGGCAAAGCTATAGATATATACAGAAGAATAAAAGATCATGTTACAGCATTAAATACTAAGAATAAAAATGAGAATCCTCATTTAATAAACGCTTGGTACAAATATGGACGTGAAAATTTTACTTATTATGTTATCGAATATCTAAATAATACAGATAGATTAATTCTAGATGTTAAATTAAAAGAACGTGAATTATATTGGATGAATGAATTAAATAGTTTAGATAAAGATAAAGGTTATAATCTTCGTCTTGATTCAGAAAGTGGACAAATTGTTTCAAATGAAACTAAATTGAAAATGAAAGAATCTCAAACTATACGATATAAAAATGAAGAAGAACGGATTAAGCAATCTGAAACAATGATAAATCTTCATAGAGAACATCCAGAATTATATAAAGAATCTAAAGAAAAATTAGCATATGCTAATAGAAAATATCGAATTGCAAAATGCGATAAAAATAGTGGCGAAATTATTACAATTTATGAAATAATTAAAGAAATAGCTGATGAAAATTCAGAATATTATTTACAAGCTATTAAAGGATGCTGTCAAGGAACAAAAAATTCTTATAAAGGATTTCGATGGCATTATGTTGAATTAGATTCTGACAATCTTGTTTTAAAAGGTAAATTTTTAAAATAAAATAAGATATAGTCTTAGGCCCGAGAGGGTAGAAAGAGCCAATTAATGTCTTAGGCTCTCAAAAAATGCATTGTATCCAAGTTTAGCAATTACACAAGGTTTATATCCTGAACATCTTGGTCCAGAATGGATTAATATTTATAATGGAGAAATTGTAAGTGTTCGTGTTGCTGAAAAGCATAAACCTAAAGCTGAAAGAGACTTTGTTATTGTAGAAGGATTTAAGTTAGCTGCTAATGGTAGTTATGGAAAGACAAATGAAGAAAGAAGTTGGTTATACGATCCTCTGTATGCAATGAAAACCACTATTAGTGGACAAATATTTATCTCAATGTGGGCTGAGTATATTTGTGAAAATATTCCAGATTGTACAATTTTACAGATTAATACTGATGGTATTACTTTTAGATTCCCTAAGAAATATAGAGAATCTTTAATTAAACTATCGGACGAAATAACTTCTGAATGTAAATTAACATATGAGTTGAATGAGTATAAGAAAATGGTTATTCGAGATGTGAATAATTATAGTGCTCAATATTTGGATAATAAAATTAAACATAAAGGTGATTTTGAAATTAATAAAGAATTACACAAAGATCCTTCTATGAGAATTGTCTCAATTGCACTTGAAAAATATTTCTTTGAGGGAAAACCTGTATCAGAAACTATACAAGAACATAAAAATATTTATGATTTTTGTATGAGATTAAAAACAAATAGAGATTCTATTGCACAATACATTACTTTAAATGAAAATAGATTACATGTTCAAGATTTAAGTAAAACTACTCGGTATTATATATCTAATCATGGAGGAGCTTTACAGAAATACTTTATTGAATCTGAAAAAGTAACTGGTGTAAATGTAGGATTTGTTGCAACTTTGTTTAACAAATATGTAGAAAAACCAATGAGTAAATATAATATAAATTATCAATTTTATATTAATGAATGTAACAAAATTATTAATCAAATTGAAGATAAACAGTTATATTTATTTTAAAATTATTATATTTTACCTGTAAAATTGAAAAAGAAAAATTAAATTTATTAAAAATAACTTATGAAAATAATTGCAATTTCTGATTTACATGGTTATCTGCCAAAACTCGAGTCTGCCGATTTATTAATAATTGCTGGCGACATATCACCTTTATATATACAAGACAACTTGTTTAAAATGGATAAATGGTTCATAAAACATTTTTGTCCTTGGATAAATAGTTTAAATATTAATAAAGTCATTCTCGTAGCAGGAAACCATGACTATTGGTTTTTTAAGCATGGTAAAGATCCTGATAAAATTTTAACCTATCTAGAATCTCCAACTAATTTCAAAGTTAAGTATTTAGAAAATGAAGCTTATAATTATATCTCTTCTAGTGGGGAAATTATAAAGTTATTTGGAACTCCTTATTGTAAAATATTTGGAGACTGGCCTTTTATGGAATCTTATTTAGAATTAACTGAAATATTTTCAACTATTCCAGTAAATATTGACATTTTAGTATCCCATGATCCTCCTTTTGGAGTTTGTGACGTTGATATTGTTTCAAATAATCCACAATTAGGCCATTTAGGAAATAAAGCATTATTTGAAAAAATAGTTAAAGTAAAACCTAAATTAGTTATATGTGGACATATTCATTCAGGAAAACATACTTTAGAACAAGTAGATGAAACTGAATATGTTAATGTTTCTTTATTAGATGAATATTATGAACCCTCTTATAATTATTTTATTTATGAAAAATTATATAATTTATAATAACTACTAAAATTGAATTATGTTGAATTTAATTTACAATACTCTAAGTGAAAAATATTGTAAACCTTATCTATATGTAAAAATAAATTATTAATGGATAGAACTGAAAGACAAAAAGAAGGAATAAGAAAATGGATATCTTTTAAATGTAAAGGTACTTGAATGTACTCAACTGGATTTGGTAAAACTTATGCAACTATAATGGCTATTAAAGGATTCTTAAGTAAAAATTTTAATAAGAATATTGTAGTAATTGTTCCATCTGACTACTTAAAGATACAATGGATGCAAGAATTATTTAAGAATAATTTATTAGAAAAAGTGTCCGTTGAAATTATAAATTCTGCAATAAAAAAAACAGAAAAGGTAGATTTAATAATACTCGATGAATGCCATAGATATGCTTCAGAGCAATTTTTTCAGATATTTGAACAGCGTTCACCAAAATTAATTCTAGGTTTATCTGCAACTTTTGATAGACTAGATGGAAAACACCAACTGTTAGAACAATATTGTCCAGTATGTGATACTATTACTATTAAAGAAGCTATTGAAAATAAGTGGTTATCTCCTTATAAGGAATATGAAGTTCTAATAGAAGCAGATGATATTGATAACTATAAAGAGTTGTCTGAACAATTTAATTCTTCTTTTTCTGTATTTAACTTTAATTTTAACTTAGCTATGCGTTGTGTTACTAATATTAGAGCACGTAGAATATATGCAAATGAAATTAAAATTAATCATAAAGATATGGATGCTATTACTTTTACTTGGGGAAGAGCATTAAGAGAAAGAAAATCTTATATTATGAATCATCCTAAGAAAATAGAAATAACTAAGAAAATTTTAGATTATAGACAAAATAGTAAAGCTATAACATTTTCAGCTACTATTAAGAATGCAGAAAAAATTGGCGTTGGATATATAGTTCATTCTGGGAAAACTAAAAAGAAAAATAGTTTAACTATACAAGAATTTAGTAAATTAAAAAAAGGATGTATTAATACAGCTCGTTCACTAGATGAAGGAGCCGATATACCAGGATTAAATCTTGCTATAGTACTTTGTAATTCTTCATCTTCAACACAAAAAACTCAAAGGGTAAATTTCTTGCCCCACTGCTAGCAGTGAAACATTTCTGAATATCGGTGAAGACTAAGTTAAATTTAATTAAATGGGTTGTATAACTTAAAAAACATTTTTAAATTTAATATGTTAATACCGAGGCATAGGTTAATAATAGTAGGGACGGTGGTATCTGTAGAAGGGGATGAAATCCTATGAAAATAGAGGCTACAGTATTATTAAATTCAGCCGTAGAGACTTAAATGCAGGAACATCCTAGAAGTAGGATGAAGATATAGTCCAGACCACAAACAATTAAACAGTAAGAACTAAAATACCATGGGAGGTGAGTTCTGCAGAACAAGTCCTACAAGTCTGTTAATTGGTAATGAAAATTATAGTGGTACGAGGAAGAGTTATTAGATATGAAGAGGGAAAAGAAGCTGAAATTTTTACATTAGTTTTAAAAGGAACTGTGGAAGAGTATTGGTTTAAAAATAGTTCATTAGGAAAAAGTTACATAGAAATCAATGAAAATGAGTTAGATTTAATTTTAAAAAATACTTCTGAAGTTATACACAAAGAAAAAGAAGGTATTAGTATTGATCCTATGTTTAGATTGTAACAAAAAAGATATTTATATTTAAATACTAAAAATTATCATAACCTAATAAATAAAATCTTAATAGGTATACAATTTAGGAACGTAGTTTACTTATTAACTACTTTATGCAACAATTTGAATTATCTCTAAAAGAAGAGATAAGTATTTATATTAATAGTGGTTTAACTCCCACTGAATTTTTTATTTTAAGACTAATATTATTAGGTGTTGATGGTAATTCTGAATTATTATTTAATTACTTAAATAATATTAAAGATGGAAAAACTTTATTTCGCCAAACGCTTATAACATTAAAAGAGAAGAAAATAATTTTATCTTCTTTTAAAATTCCAGATGAAGGAAGTTCTTTATCTCTTACTGATATTCAATTTAATAAAAACTTTATAAAAATGTATATCAGAGAATCAAATGTAATAGGCAAAGAACTTTTTGATGCATATCCTCCATTTATAAACATTAATGGTAAATTATGTAGTATTAAAAACTTTACAAAAGCTGGATTATACTCTTTTGAAGAATTCTGTTTATACTATAGTAAAGCAATAAAAAACTCTTATATAACACATGAAAAAGTCTTAGAACTGTTATTGTTTGGAGTAGAAAATAATTTAATATCTTATTCTATCAACTAAGGTAGCTTCTCATAGTAATATGAGAATGAAAACTCCTTTAATTGCTGGGATCTCTTATTTTTACAATTTATATATTTTTATAAATTAATTTTTACTACCTCTTGTATTCTAATACAAAAAGTAAAAAATTAATTATAAAATAATGTGGAAAACAAGACAATCAGCAGCCAAGTCTCCTAATATTTAATATTAGGTGAAAGGTTCAACGACTATCTCGAAAGAGAGTACATTACAAGCTAATGGTAATGGAAATGGGGAGCTTCCAATAAAGGAAGGTGATATAGTCTATTCTGCATAGTAATGTGCAGCAGTTCATTAGAGAACGTATTTAAGAGTTGCGTCTTAAATAGAATACAAAGTTTAGAATTTATTGCGTCTCATAAATGGGATGAGTTAGAATATATTAGAGATAGTGGGAATGTTAATGGTTATAATAATTCTGAATTACTCTAATGAATATAAAAAACTTATTCACATTAATAGAAAAGGGAAAATCTGGAAAAAATATTGGTATAAGCACAGGAATGAAGAAATTAGATACTGTCTTATATGGTATACAAAAAGGATACCTATATACAATTGGAGCCAGCAGTGGAGTTGGTAAAACATCTTTTGTATTAGATATATTCATATACAATCTAATAAAAAATGCTAACAGTACTCCAATATCCCTGTTAATTTATTCTTTTGAAATGTCAAAAGAAGTACTCTTGGCAAAAATACTATCTAGGTATATTTATGATACTTTTGATGAAGTAGTAACTTTTGAGGATATTCTTTCATTAAGTAAACCACTTTCCTTAGAACATGAAGAATTAATTTATAAATCCAAAAACTGGTTAATTTCAGTTGGAGAAAAACTAATTATTTACGATAAACCATTAAAACCAGATGGAATTTATGGAACTTGTAAAGATTGGTTAAGAACATCCGGAGAATTTGTTGATATATCTGAACATAAAGAAGATTATATTGCAAATAATTCTGAGGAATATAAAGTTATTATTATTGATCACGTAAGTTTAATTTCTGGAACTAATACTAAAGAAAATATAGACACGGTTGCAAAATATTTAATATATTTTAGAAATAAATGTAATATAACTGGAATATTTGTTCAGCAATTAAATAGAGGGGTTTCTTCTATAGATAGAAAAACAAATGGATATGAATTAGTTGGATTACAAGATTTTAAAGATTCTTCAGGAACTACAGATGCATCAGAAGTAGTAATAGCATTATATAGTCCTTATAGAGAAAAAATAGCAAGATGTGAAGGATATAATATAGTAAATGTATTAAAATCTAGGTTCATTCTTATAGAAGTTATAAAAAATCGTTATGGGCAATCTAATGTTAACATTGGATCAATTTTTCATGGTGAGATTAACAGGTTTATAGAGTTACCAAAACCAGATCAAATTTCAGATTATAATACTTATTTAGATTTAAAACATAAGAATAATGAGATTATAAATAACAATGACATATTTAAACTTTAAATAATGGCAAATTTAATAGCTATAGGTGGGAATTCTGGCTCAGGTAAATCTTCTTCTTTAAGAAATTTGAGACCTGAAGAAACATTTATAATTAGTGTAACAGGTAAAGATCTTCCTTTTAAAGGATTTAAAAAGAAATTTACATTGTTAAAAAAAGTAGAAAACAATTATGTAGGCAACTTATATAACTCAAAGAATTATCATGACATAATACAAGTATTAAACATTGTTTCATTTAAAATGCCTAAAATAAAACAACTTATTATAGACGATGCAAACTATTTAATGAGTTTTGAAGCTATGGAACGAGCTGAAGAAAAGGGCTGGGATGAACTTTTGTCCCTATCTATCTAATTGCTGGAATACCCTTAGAGTCTTTTTAACTACAAAGTAATTCGTAAGAATAAGCTTGAATGTTTGAAAATAAAAAGAATTGGGCAATCAGCAGCGAAGTCTCCTAATATTAAATATTAGGTGAAACGTTCAACGACTATCCCCGTTGTTGGGGAGTACATAAAAAGAATAACTAACTTTTTATGGAAATGGTAGAATTTTTTATTTTGGAAATAGCTATATTTGTAAATAATAATTTAACAAAGTAGCTAATGAAAAAATTAACATTAAACGAATTTATTGAAAAATCACAAATCAAACATGGAATATATTTTGATTATTCCAAAGTAGAATATATTAATTCTAAAACTAAAGTAATAATTATTTGTCCTGAACATGGAGAATTTACTCAATTACCAAATTCTCATATGAGAGGAGATGGATGTCCAAGTTGTTCTGGAAATGTAAAAATTACTACAGAAGATTTTATAAAAAAATCTATAATAGTTCATAATAACAAATTTAATTATAATAAAACTGTTTATTCAGGAAATAAACAAAAAGTAATTATAACTTGTCCTATTCATGGGGATTTTGAACAGATTGCAGCAGATCATCTTTCTGGGTGTGGATGCAATAAATGTAGATTAAATAAATCAATTGAAAACGAATATATTCAAGATAAAAAAAATTTAAGAGAATATTCTATTTGGAAATCAATGAAAACAAGAACTTCTAATATTAATTCTTCTGATGCAGAAAGATATATATTAAGAGGAATTGTTTGTTGTGATAGATGGAAAAATTCTTTTGAGGATTTTTATAATGATATGGGAAGTTGTCCAGATGGATATACTTTAGATAGGATAAAAAATGACGAAGGTTATTATCCTGAAAATTGTAGGTGGGCTACGATGGAAACTCAATCTAAGAATAGAGGAAGTTTTAATTTAATATATACCTATAATGGAGAAGCTAAAGTTTTAAAAGATTGGGCTAAAGAATTTAATATAAATTATGGAACATTAAGAGCAAGAATTCAAAGATCAGGATTGAGTTTTGAAGAAGCTATTCAATTAGATCCATACAATCGTTTAATAAATTTAAATGGAGAAAGTCATACTCTAAAAGATTGGTGTAGTATTTATGATATAAAATATCAAACTGTAATAAACAGAATACATAAACATCAATGGACATATGAAAGAGCTATTACTACTCCTCAAAAAAGAAATAAAAAATAAGATATAGTCTATTCCTACATGAAAGTGTAGGGTTAATTGTGAATTTAGTTAATTCCAAGAAAACAATTAACAAAAAAAAGAAACCCACGCAGATTGCTAAGCATTATTATGAAGTACTTAGTGGTATAGAAAAATTAAGACCGGATTTGCAAGCTGTATTCTTATCTCATATTGAAAATTTAGGAGATTCTGTAAATCCTCAATGGAAGTTAAAAACAAATGGCAAAATGTTAGATACTCAATTAAATGTTGATGGATTATTTACATATCTTCTTTACACAAATGTAGAACAGGATATAGATGGAAAACCTGTATACAAATTTAGAACAAATACAATTGATGGAACAGATACTTGCAAAACACCTATGGGATGTTTTAAAGATCTTTTAATTGATAATGATTTACAATTTGTATTAGATACGATAAATAAATATATTAATGATGAAGATTAATGACAAAGCAATTTAATATCTCATTTAGCTATGATATTGAGTCTGATTCTGTATCAGGCTTAAAATGTGTTGTAGATGGAATTGAAAAGAAAAGAAAATCTACAAAAAAATTAAAAGATGAAAGTGTAGAAAATACATTAGATCCTCTAATTATATTAGAAGAGAACAAACTTGTACTTAATGATGCAGTAATATCAAAATTACAACTAGAATTTGGAGACAAAATTATTATTGAATATAAACAACGTAATAAAAAATTAGTTCCAACAATAAGAAAAGATAAAGAAATTGGAAATAAAATTTCAAAATCAAACACAGTTACATATAGAGGAAAAGCAAATCTAGTATTGGCAGAATATGGAAAAAGATTTAGTATTTCTCCTTTTGGAGATGATTCTTGGGAATTAATTAATAACTGTCCAATTATTTCTGAATATAAAGAAATTACAGATGAGAATATAATTAATAATCTTGTTGAAGAAACTGACAACTTTGATTTAGATCTTATTGTAAAATCAGATAGTGATTACGAAATAGATGAGTTAACTTATTCACTTTAATTAAAAAAAATATGAGTTCATTTTCATTTGAAACTACAGCAGGGGCATCACAGAGTACTACAAAACCAAGATTATCTGGAAATCATATATATTCCGTAACTTTTGATGGATGTGAAATACAAGACATTAAAGGTGTAAAAGATCCAGATAAAATATATAAAGTATTAAAAATAAAATTCTCAAACGAAGACGGTATATTTGAACATACTGTTTTTGAACCTAAACCTGAAGATAAGGATAGGAGTATGTCAAAATATACAGATAAATCAACAGGAGAAGAAAAAACTATTCCACAACCTGCTAATAATGAAAGTATGTTGCTTTTACTTAAACATATGATTGATGCAATTAATCCATCAATTGCTAAAGAAATAGATAATGGAACAAAAAAGCTAGGAGCTAAAGATTGGGATGGCCTAAGAGAATTGGTATCTAAAATTTTAAATGTAGGAAAGGGCACAACTACAAAAATTAAATTACTAAAAAAGAATACTGGTGAAGCTCAATTTCCTGGATTTTTTGCAAGTATTTCCCAAGAAGGAAAAGCTTACATTAGAAATAATTTCATTGGAGAAAAAATTGCCTTTACTTCTTATGAAAAAACACGTATAGAGAAAGAAGAAAGTGCTTCTCCTACTAAAATATCATCTCTTGTTGCCGATAAAAAAATCAATAAAGATACAGCAGATGAGGATTTTAATCTTGATTTTGATCCTATTTTATAAATAAAATTTTAATATCTTTGTAGAATAATAATTTATTAAATGTATGAATTAGAAATACCAACAAAGATAACCAAAGAATTTTTACTTGCTAAATTTTCACAAGAACAGTATATGGAATTTTATTTAGGGATTCCAATAAAAAAAGGGTTATTTATCAGTCCTTCTATTATTAGATCTGATAAAAAACCCACCTGTTCTTTTTACAAAAATAAAAAATCAGTTCTAATCTATAAAGATTTTGCAGGACCTACTTTTGATTTTATAGGATGTGTTGAATACATATTTAAATGTAGTTATTTTAAAGCATTGCAAATAATAGCAAATGATTTTAATTTAATTCCTAATGTAAAAATTAATAAACATGTTGCATTAAAAGAATATTCTGGTTTTATTATGAAGGAAAGTAATAAAGCTAATATTCAAGTTGAAGTAAAAGATTTTTCATCAAATGAAATTAAATGGTGGAATTCTTTTGGAATAAGCTTAAATACATTAACTAAATATAATGTATTTTCAATTAAATCTGTGTTTTTAAATGGAACATATTTTACATCTTCCTCTGACTCTATTCCAATTTTTGGTTATTTTGGAGGAGAAACTAGTGAAGGAGATGAGTTATGGAGATTGTATTTTCCTACTAAGCGAACATATAGATTTTTGAGTAATTGGGATGCTAATATTTTCCAAGGTTCAAAACAAATTCCAAATATCTCAGAATATATTATTATTACAAAATCATTGAAGGATGTAATGTTACTATTTGAATTTGGAATTACTTCTATTGCTCCTAACAGTGAAAATATAATAATTAATAGTGCTCAATACAAAAAACTACATTCTAAATATCAACAACTTATTTGTTTATTTGATAATGATTTAGCAGGGGTAAAAGGTGCAAATAAATATAAAAACATTTACTCGTGTAGATGTATATTTATTAAACGAAAGTATGCAAAAGATATTTCTGATTTATATAAAAAAATAAGTATTTCACAGTTTTGGATAGTTATTGAAGAATTGAATCAAATTATAAATAATGTAACGTTAACATCATCTAAACATTTTTATGTTTTTAACTCAAAATAAATGATAAAAAATGAACAAAAAGATATATTTTTAAATTCTGAAAATATAGTAGAAGTAAAAAAGAAAAAAAGAAGTTCTTCCTATTCTAAAGTAAAAGGATCTAATTATGAACGTCAAATTGTAAAAGAATTAAAGGAATTAACAAGTAATTTAAATTTGTGTACATCTAGAAGTGAATCAAAAAAATTAGATGATATGAAAATAGACATCTCTGATCCAGATAATATCCTTCCTTGTTACATTCAATGTAAAAAGACACAAAATATTCCTTCTATAAAAAAAATAAATTTAGAAGTTGGAATCAAAGATAAACCTTTATGTATTTTATGAAATGCTCAGGAAAAAAAAGAAGGTAATACTAATATAACTTCTTATGGAGAATATGCTATTATCCCGAAACAATTATTTTATGAATTACTAAGATTAAATTATAATAAATAAAAATATGAATATTTTTTTAGATATTGATGATGTAATATTTACATTTCAACAAGATTACGCTAAGTATTTTAATGTACCTGTACCAAAAAAATGGTTATCAAATAAAACAATTATTTCTCATCTATCCATATTACAAAAAAATAGAGATTTTTGGCTTAATTTAGGTTTAAAAAATTACCCAGATTTTATTCCAAAAGGATATGTTAGTGCTAGAAGTATTCCTAAATCCTGGACTATAGAATCTTTAAGAAAGAAAAATTTACCTAATTTTACAAAAATATGTCAACTAGATTGGGGAGAAAGTAAAGTAGATATATTAAAGTCTTTAAAGTGTGATCTATTTATAGATGACAAGGTAAAAACTTTCAAAGAACTTAATAAAGCTGGCATATTTTGCCTATTAATGGATGCTCCACATAATCAACATATAAAAACTCCATTTAGAATATATACATTAAACATTGATAATATACTATATTTATGGAGAAAGTTGAGATAGTTAGAGAAAGTATTAAACTAGTTAAAATAAGTGATAAAGAATATTTTGGAGAACAATACAAAGATTATATATCTAATTCTAAACTTAATTTAATTAATCCTTCTCAAGGGGGATCTCCTTTTAAATATTTAAATCATTGTTTTACAAGTGATTTAAGTGATTCTTTAGATTTAGGAACAGCAGTTCATACACATTTATTACAACCAGGCTTATTTAAAATAAGTGATTTAAGAAAACCAAGTGCTAAACTTGGTTTTTTTATTGAAGAAGTTTTTAATTATAGAAAAAAAGGATATAATATTAATAAGTCTATAGAATATGCTTCTAACTGCACTAATTATTACAATAATAAACTAACTACAAATAAATTAAGAAAAGCAATTAAACAAGGCTTACCTTTTTATATAGGTAGAATGCATGAAAAAGAAGATCAAAGTATTCAAACACTGTACTTATCCAATTCTGTTTATAATAAATTTACTAGTTGTACAGAATCCTTAAACAGTAATAAAGATGTTTTTAATTTACTTTATCCAAAATCTATTTTTAATTCAGTAGAAATATACAATGAATATGCTATTTTTGTTGATCTTGATGTAACAATTGATAATAAAGTAAAAAGACTTAAATTCAAGGCAAAATTAGATAATTTTACAGTTGATTATGAAACTAATAAATTAGTACTTAATGATTTAAAGACCTCTGGTAAACCTGCTTATTTTTTTATGGGAGGATATAGTAAACAATCAGATAATTCTAAAATTTGGTATGATGGTTCTTTTCAAAAATATTGTTATTATAGACAATTAGCAGTATATTTATTTCTTGTAAATGCATGGTTATTATCAGAAAAAAATATTAAATGTAAAACTAGTTGTAACATTATTTTAGTAGAAACTATTCCAAACTATACAAGTAAAATTATACCTATATCAAATAAGTATTTAAAATCTGGATTAATTGAGTTTAAAAAATTGATTATTGAAGTTGCAAAAATCACGATTTAATTATGGATAAAGTTAATATATCAAGTAGTGTTGGAAAAACAATAGATATTATTAATAATATGAGTTATAATGAAAAAAAGGATATTTTTAATATATTTTCTTTAGGAAGACTTAATTCTTTAAATCTAAATGATAAAGTAATATTAATATCTTTAATTGCATTAACACATCAGAAAGTAAATTTAAAATTTCCAAATACAACAACTTTAGATTTATTACTAAAAATAACTAATTCAACAAAAGATAATTCTGCATATTATCAATTTTTAGAAAATCTTTCAATCTTAGTTGAAGATTTGTCCTATGGCTGTACAGAGTTTAGTAATTGTGGATTACATACGTCTAAAGAAATTACACAAAAAATAAAAGAATTATTGTCCTCTTGGACACCTTTTTAATATAAAATTAATAAAATGAATAAAATTGAACCTACTCTAAATAGAATTACTGATTATCTGACTGTTCTTCCTTTTGATCCTGATGAAGAAGACTTTTTAGAAATAAATTCCGAAAGAGAAGAAAGTAAACCTGTATCTCTATGGATACAAAATGGTGATGTTATTACACCTTCAACTGATATTAAAGAGTATAAACAGTTAAATCCTGGAATGTATACAGTAGGATTTTCTAGAGAACTTGGATTTTTTGTAAAACGATTTAAGATTAAATCAGATGAGTTATTTATTTTTTCTGATTCTATAGTAAATAAATTATTAGAAGAAATAAACTTATTTTGGACTAAAGCTGATACTTATAAAGAAGCTAATTTAGTACATAAAAGAGGCGTATTACTAGCAGGTCCTTCAGGAACAGGTAAGAGTTCAATTATTTCAATATTATCAAATGAAATAATTGCTCAAGGAGGTGTAGTCTTTGTAATAAAAAGTATAAATAATCTAGAATATCATATTGATTTCATTAAAAACTATTTTAGAAAAATTCAACCTAATACTCCTGTTATTACAATTCTAGAAGATTTAGATAAATATGAGTCTGTTGAACCTGACTTACTTGATTTCCTAGATGGAAAAAGCCAGATTAATCATCACATATTAATAGCTACATCAAACAATACAGAAAATATTCCAGACACCTTATTAAGGGCTAGTAGAATTGATTTAATTATTGAAGTAAATAACCCTAATGCTATAATAAGAAGGGAGTTTTTTAAATATAAAAACATTCCTGAATCTGATATAACTACTTTAGTAGATAAATCAGAAGGACTATCTTTAGCAGAATTAAAAGAACTTTATATATGTATTTATTTACTAGAATATAGTTTAGAAGAATCTCTTGAGAAAATTTTAAATCCTAAAAAGAAGGTTAACTATATAGAATCAAAAGTACCAAAATATAAGTTAGGAATAGGATAATTTACTCTTTTATATTTTTTACAAAATAATTAAAAAAAATATATTTTTAACAGATTTTACTTTGATAATATTAATATTTATATTATCTTTGTACTTAAAGATAACAACTAATAGATATTTTATTTAAAATTTTAAAATGATTATGAATTTATGAAAACAGTAGAAGCCCAAGGTTACAATAAAGAAAAGGCGTTAGAATCAACAGGACTAGATGTCAAATTAGATAAACTAGTTAATGCTACAGCAATGTGGAAAAAATCTGGTTCTCCAGTATCTACAAAAGGTATTAATCAGTTTTTTGAAGAGTATATGAAAGGTAAAAAAGCACAAGGTGCTTATATTATAGTTGATGCTGCTTCTGATGATACTCGTAAAAGACCTTATAGTGTTATTAATGAAACTACTATTGGAAAAAGAAAAACAAGTACAGTTTATCAAATTAAAGAGGCTGAATTAGTAGTTAAATATCACACTGAAAAGAAAACTATTATTGATCCTGAAACTGGAGACACTTCAGTAGTTGAAGTTGAAGTTCCTTATCACACTGAGACAGTAGAAGTTGAAGTTATTGATAAAGAAACTGGTGAAAAATCAACTAAAGAAAAAGAAGTTAACATTCCTGATGTAAAAGTAAAAACAACAGGTATTGTTGCAGGACGTGCAACAAAAAAAGAAGATGCTTTTAATCTTGCAAAAAAATTAGTTGAAGAAAATAAAACTTCTTACTTAGTAGAAATTGTAAAAGAAGTTGTTGGAGGTCAAAAATATGCAGGTTATGCATTGTATAGTCCTTCTAAATCTGCAAAGATTGGAAAATTTGTATTTTATGTACAAGAATAGTATTTAAGGTACTTGTCTAAAGGTTGGTAATTATATTGCCAACCTTTTTTTTTATTTATAATACAGACTTAGCAGTTAATAAAACAATAATATAAATGGTTCAAGACACAAGTAACTTATCTGAAGAAAATAAATATAATATATCTAAAGAAGATAAAAAATATATAAAGAGAATTTGCAATAATAATACAATTAATCTAGATGAAAAATTAGATGTTTTAACAGACTATTTTAATAAAACTTCAGAAGAAATAAAAGACATGTTAGATTTTCTAGGCATGTCTATATTTAACTCTCAATTTTCCGCAGCAAAATCACATACTTTAAAAGTAAAAAAAAGATATATAATATCTAGTGCTCAAACAGCAAGTCCTGTAAATTTATCTTTTATTAGAAATATAGAAAAATATGCCAAATTTATAGATGCTGAAATTGGAATTATTGCTACTAGATATAAAAATCCTACTTCTTTATGGAAAGAAGAAGGAGATGTTTGGGATGAAAGAATACATAAATATTTAACAGCAAATAGACAATACTTACATAAAAATGTACTATTATTAGCTGATTTAAAAATACAAGCAACCTCTTCTAGACCTCTTAATGGAGTAGAAGTATTTGGAGGACAAGCTTGTTGTATCGTAGGTTCTCCTCGTATAGCCTTAAAGACAGTTCCTACTCTTCCAGATCAAAATCAAAAATTTATATACTCTACTGGTTCTGTAACAATACCAAACTTTACTGATACTGTAGCAGGTGGAAAAGCAGCAGAACACCATTCTTTTGGATTTCTTATTATTGAAATAGAAAGTGATGATGTAGTACATATTAGAAATGTTGAAGCTGATGAGGATGGTAACTTTAATGATTTAATATATAAAGTAAAAAATTCAAAAATTACAAAAGAAGATGTAGATTGCTTAGTTTGGGGAGATCTACATGTTGCTCAACAAAATTATAATGTTACTAATGCCTTTAGGAAATTATGCAAAGATTTGCAAATAAAAGTATCTGTTTTACATGATGTATGGGATTCTAAATCAATTAATGTTCATAACGTCACTAATCCTATTATTCAACATAAACTGATGAAGAGTGGAGAAGACAATCTAGAAGATGAGTTAAAAAAAATGTTTATTGAATTAGATTGGTTTGAACAAAATATGGAAAAAACTATTGTAGTAGCTTCTAATCATGATGATATGCTAGATAGAGCCTTAGTTTTAAATGATTGGCGTAATAATTTAAAAAATGCAGAAATCTTTGTTAAAATGTTACACCTAACTTTATCTGGATTAGCTCCTAATGGAATTATTCCTTATTATATAAAATCTTCCTTTAAAAAAATTATTGCCTTGAATACTAATGATTCTTTTATAAGAAACAATGTTGAACTAGCAATACATGGTCATAAAGGACCAAATGGTTCTAAAGGAAGTGTGCAATCTTTTTCTCGACTTGCTACTAAAATGATTATAGGACATGGTCATTCTCCTCAAATTATGAATGGATGTTATCAAGTAGGTGTATCTTGTAATTTAAATCATGAATATAATGATGGACTATCAGGATGGGCATATGCATCATGTACACTATCGAAATCTGGAAAAAGACAG